CCCTGTCCAAGGCAAGCGGATCGGTCCTCAGCGATTATCTCAGCATTCAAGACAGCACTGCCACTGGCGGTGCAACATGGAATGCTGGAGCAAACTCGACAAACGTGAGCGGAAACACCGGCTGGATCTTTTCTGGTAGCTCCTCCACAGGCTTCCTCGGCCTCCTTCTCCGCAATAGGTAACGACAATGGACCAGCCGACCTTAAACATGATCTTCGGGGGCATCCTTGCGGTATCTGGATGGTTTGCGCGGCAACTATGGGAAGCAGTGCAAACATTGAAGGGTGACTTGCACCGGATTGAGGTTGACATGCCCATCAGCTATGTTCGCAAAGACGATCTGGACAAACGCATGGAACACATAGAAACCATGTTCCAGCGCATCTACGACAAACTGGATGGAAAGGCTGACAAATGACGACGACTGAAGAGAAACAGGAAAAGATAGCTCTTGAAATGGCCGCAAGCGCCAGCAAGGGCGCCCTGGTCGAGAAGATCGTTTTTGCCGGTATCCCAATCCTATTCTCTTGTGTCGTCTATTTGATGAGCGCCCTTTCAAACGCCAACAATGAAATCATTCAATTAAAGTCTAAGATAGCGGTTGTTGTTAACTCCGACAATAAAGCCATCCCCCCACAAGGGACAACCATTGACATGGCTCAGATTAGGGAAAACTTGAGCGACCAAATTTCTAAAGTTGAGAAGGAAAGCGCGCTGGCTCGTGCCGCCATGACCCTCGACCGCGAACGCTCAATGTCCGCCATTGAGAAGAGCCGGATGGACATGGTGGCTGACGCTGCTGCCGCCAGAGCTGCCATCCGTTTTGATACGGCGCAAATGATTGCTGCATTGGACAAGCGCATCACCCTTTTGGAGAAAGACAAATGAGCCTGCTTGATACATTTGGCCCTCTGCTTGGTCAGGTTGCCCCCACGATTGCCACGGCGCTCGGTGGCCCGCTGGCTGGCGTTGCTGTCAAAGCCCTGTCCGGCGTGTTGCTTGGCCACGAGAATGGGTCAGAGGACGACGTGAAGGCCGCAATGGCGTCTGCCTCGCCTGACCAGCTCGCCGCCCTCAAGAAGATAGACGCCGATTTCAAAGTCAGCATGAAGGAACTGGATATTGATCTTGAGCGCATTGCCGCCGGGGATCGAGACAGCGCCCGCAAAATGCAGACCGAAACCAAGGACTGGGTGCCCAAGCTTCTGGCTATTGTCATCACGCTTGGGTTCTTTGGCATCCTTGTTTGGATGCTGGTGCAGGGAATGCCGCAAACCGGAACCGAGGCGCTGCTGATGATGTTGGGCGCATTGGGCACGGCTTGGACCGGCGTTGTGAACTTCTACTATGGCTCATCCGCTGGCTCTAAGGCCAAGAACGACATGCTTGCTGCGAAGGACAAGTGACATGAAAGACAACTGGGAAATGTGTTTTGAAATGGTGCTGAAGCACGAAGGTGGGTTTGTGAACCACCCAAAAGATCCGGGCGGGATGACAAATCTTGGCGTTACCAAAAAGAACTGGGAAGCGTTCCTTGATCGGGATGTGACCGAAGCCGAGATGCGCGCCCTCACCCCTGACATGGTGAAGCCTTTCTACAAGAAAAACTATTGGGACAAGATCAGGGGCGATGAGCTTCCCTCTGGCGTTGACTATGCAGCCTATGATTTGGCGGTAAATTCTGGCACTGGCCGGGCCGCGAAATACCTGCAAAACATCGCTGGTGTGGCAGAGGATGGAGTCATCGGACCACGGTCTTTGGAAGCTATCAAGAAGTGTGATGCCGAATCGGCGGTTGACGCCATATGCACCATGCGCTTAAATTTCCTCAAGAATCTTGGCACCTTTGAAACTTTTGGCAAGGGTTGGACCATTCGCGTCAACGATGTGATGGCCAAGGCGACGGAGATGGCGTGATGGCGAAGAAACCTATCTGGGACAAGGCAAGGCCATCTGATCTTGGCGAGCCAAAGGCGCTGTCAAAGAAACAGAAATCAGGTGCGAAAGCCGCCGCCAAAAAGGCTGGGCGACCTTATCCAAATCTCGTTGATAATATGGCTGCGGCCAAGCGGAGGAAGTGATGGCGAAGACACCAGCTTGGCAACGCAAGGAAGGCAAGAACCCCAACGGCGGGCTGAATGCCAAGGGGCGGGCATCCGCCAAGGCGCAAGGCATGAACTTGAAGCCGCCTCAGCCCAAGGGTGGCGCTCGGCGCGACAGTTTTTGCGCCCGGATGGAGGGCATGAAAAAGAAACTGACCAGCAAGGAAACGGCGCGAGATCCTGATTCGCGCATCAACAAGTCCCTACGGGCTTGGAATTGCTGACGAGATTGCCTTGGCGGTTCGTTTAAGGCTATAATGTAACCCATGTGCATGCTGTAGCAGCGGCTGAAATCCTGAGAGGGTATTTATGAGCTACACCATGACATATGATAGCCTGCTGGTCGATCTCCGGCGCTATCTGGAACGCGGGTTCACAGCCGAGAGCGATGCTATCGTTTACGATCAGCTTCCCCGGTTGGTGACGCTTGCTGAGCGTCGTATTGCCCGCGAGTTGAAGATCCAAGGCTTCATCCAGCCCGTGACCACGGTTCTCCAGCCGGGTGTGGCTGTCTATATGAAGCCCGACCGTTGGCGCGACACCATCTCCATGACGGTTGATAACGTGGCGATCTTCGCCCGCTCTTACGAATATCTGCGGTCCTACTGGCCCGATGAGGCGGCTACGGATACGCCCCTCTACTACGCCGATTACGATTACCAGCACTGGCTGATTGCACCCACGCCTGATGCGGCGCAGACACTTGAGATCTTGTACTACCAGCAGCCTCCGTTCCTTGGCGACGACTTCCAAACCAACTGGCTGACGCAGTACGCCCCCGATCTTCTTTTGTATGCGGCGCTGCTGGAAGCCACGCCATTCCTCAAAAACGATGAGCGCATCCAGACTTGGCAGGGCATGTATGATCGCGCCTCGTCTGCTATCAACAATGAGGATCTGAAGCGCATTGTTGACCGCGCCGCCAACAGGAGCGAAGCCTGATGACCACCTATTCCCAAGTTTTTGGCGGCGCTAATATCTACCCCGCCGAGATTAGCTACAGTGCGATCACCCTGACGGCTGACGTTGTTCTGAGCTGGCCGGAAGAGACATCGACCAGCACTAACCTTGCCACCCGAATTATTGACGTTACTGCCAGCCCCGGTGACTTCAGCATCTTCATGCCTGACGCTCAGAAGGCTGGCGTTGGCGAGACGGTGCTGTTCAACAACAAGGGCGCTGAAACCTTCATTGTGAAGAGGGCTGACGGCGTTCAAATCGTCTCGATTGAATCTGGTTCTGTCTGGCAAATCTATCTGACAAACAACACTACTGAGGGCGGAACTTGGGATTCGCTTCAGTTTGGTGCTTCTGTGTCTCAGGCAAATGCTTCTGCCTTGGCCGGGACGGGCATCGTTGCAGTTGGCACTCTCCTCAGCCAGTCTGTTCCGGTCACGCTCTTCAACTCAGACTATACCGCTGGTGTCAATGACCGCGCCAAAATGTACGTCTGGAATGGTGGCGGGTCTGGAACACTAACTCTCCCATCTGCCGCCGCTGTTGGCGATAACTGGTTTATGTACCTTCGCAACGCTGGCGGTGGTCAGGTTGTCGTAGACCCATCCGGCTCGGTAGATATTGACGGTCTATCCTCCAAAACATACGAACCCGGAAACTCATCCGTGATTGTGTGCGATGGAACAGAGTTCTACACCCTTGGCTTCGGTCAGGATGCAATCTTTGTGTTCGACTACACCGTTATCAACGTGCCGGGAACTGGAACCTATACGCTATCCGGGTCCGAACTGAACCGCATCGTTTATAAGTTCACGGGGGCTCTGACCGGAAACAGAAACATCATCGTTCCGAACACTGTTCAGCAGTATTGGATAGATAACTCCACAACCGGCTCATACGTCTTCACCGTCAAGACGGCTGCGGGTGCTGGTGTGACAGTTAACACGGCGCAGCGTGGAATTTATTACTGCAATGGCACCGATATGATTGATGCCGATACAACGACTGGATCGTATCCGGTTCTTGTGTCTCAGGGCGGTACAGGAGCAACAACCGCAGGCGGCGCACTCATCAACCTTGGTGGAACGTCCACCGGAATCGCACTTTTCACTGCCGCAGATCAGGCGGCTGCATGGACTGCGCTTGGCGTAGCACCTTCTGGCGTCGTTAACGGCGGGACATTCTAATGCCTGACACCACTGCCATCCTTCGATCTGAGCCCGGCGTCAAGCGCGACGGGACGAAGTTTGACGGCAACTTTTACACTGATGCTCAGTGGACGCGGTTCCAGCGTGGTCTGCCCCGAAAGGTCGGCGGATACCGCTCGATCAGCAAGTACCTGACCGAAATCTCTCGTGGTTTCAACAGCTTCACTCAACAGAGTGTCCAGTACTGCCACTCTGGGAGCAGGCACTATCTGGAGCGTTTCACCATTGACCGTTCTGGGAATTGCTCAATCATCAGCAACCGGACGCCCGCGATAGCCGCGACAGGCACTGTCACTTTGACGGGCGGCGCTGCTGGGTCAGTGAATAGCATCACGGTGAATGGCGTGACCATCACTTCCGGCGCTGTCGCTTTTGCGACCAGCCTGTCGGTGACGGCGACCAATGTGGCGGCGAACATCAATGCCTACACGACCGTGCCTGACTATACGGCGGTGGCTGCTGGGGCTGTGATTACGATTACAGCTTCTACTGCTGGAACCGGGTCGAACGGTTTCGTGGTTGTCGCCAACACCACGACGATCACAACCACGGTCGCCAACATGTCCGGGGGCGCAAACCTTTTGGTTGACTCTGAATACAACCAGTGGATGTTCCAGACCGCTTATGATGCGTCGTCAACCGAGAACTCCCTGATTGCTCACGTTTCCCCAAACCTGAGCTGCGTCTGCAATGACGAAGGTGGGCAGATCTTTTACGGCGATCTGCTTGGCACCACTGCGCTAACCGAGATCACCATCCCTGCCGGGGCTAATGCAACTGGCGGCATCGTGATGCTGTTCCCCTACCTCATGTATTACGGGACGGCTGGTGTCGTTGGGTGGTCGGTTCCCGGCACCCCGTCCGATCTGTCTGGATCTGGATCGGGCATAGCCCGTGTGTGGGGCCAGAAGATCATCAAGGGCATGCCGCTGCGCGCTGGCTCAGGAACGGCCCCTGCGGGCATCTTCTGGGCCTACGATGCCGTTCTGCGCGCTACGTTCACTGGTGGCGCTACGGTCTTCCAGTTCGACACCATCGCAACTGACACTTCAATCATGTCGGGCGACTCGGTGGTTGACTTTGATGGTGTGTTCTTCTGGGCTGGCGTTGATCGCTTCTTGATGTTCAACGGCGTTGTCCGCGAAGTCCCAAACCAAATGAACCTCAACTGGTTCTTCGACAACATCAACGACAGCCAGCGCAGCAAAGTGTTCGCCTTCAAAGTTCCGCACTTTGGCGAGATCTGGTTCTGCTATCCTCGTGGTGACGCTACGGAATGCACTCACGCCGTCATCTACAATGTTCGCGAACAGAGCTGGTATGACACCGAGTTGCCTAACTCCGGGCGCGCTTCTGGTGGGTATAACAATGGCTTTGCCGCCCCGATCCTGACCGGCGTTGTTCCTGTCGCCACGGGCGTAGAGGCAAGCCCGATTGGCTACAAAGTTTGGATTCACGAACAGGGCGTCGATGAAGTTGACGGTCAGTTTGTCTATCCCATCGAATCGTACTTTGAGACTGCCGATCTATCCAATCTAGTGCAGGGCAAGAACAAGTACGTCAGGATCACGAACATCGAGCCAGATTTTATTCAGTCCGGTCCAATGACTGTTCAGGTGACTGGCCGGGCAAACGCCAGAGCGCCGGAGGTGTATGGGACAACCTTCACCTTCCCCGAGACGGCCACGCAGCCATATGAGCAGATCGTCATGCTGAAAGAGCAGAGGCGCGAGCTTCGCGTTCGTTTCAGCTCAAATGTGGTTGGCGGCAATTATCAAATGGGCCAAATCATTGGCCATATGGATACTGGCGACGGGACGATGCTGGCATGAGCGTAAGGATCACACTTCCGACCGGAATGAAACTGAACGACTGGGCCGATCAGATCGCGCTCGATCTTGACCCTTATGGCGCTTTCGGGCGCTTGCAAGACGAGTCCCAATGGCAAGACTGGGGCATGCAGTTCGTCAACAACGCTTCCCTCAAAGAAAACATCCCGATCCCGTACAATTTTGACGATTGGCAGGACTGGGCTGAGCGTTTTTGCCAAACGGTGGAATGATGCGATATATTGGCTTCGAAAGAGAAGAGGAGGCCGAATCTTGGGCGCGGGAGCGCATCAAGATCAAAGGGCCTACTGGCTTTTTCAGGGCCGCATCCGCTGTCGATGAGGCAGGCGATTTCGTCTGTGTGGTTGTGATGAGCAATTTCACCGCCAAAAACATAGATTTGAACATCGCGATTGATGCAAAAAAAGTGCGCCCGAAAGGGACGATCTTGATGTTCAATGAGATTTTTGGTTTTGTTTTCAATAAGTTACGAGCTGCTCGCGTAACTGGGCTCGTGCATGCTGAAAACGATCAAGCCAAGAAAATCAACGAGCATTTCGGGTTTAAGCTAGAAGGTGTGATGCGCAAGGCTTTCGATGGGGCTGATTTGCACATCTACGGATTTCTGGCTGAGGAATATCACAATCACCCTTGGCATAGGGCGGCACTATCATGAACAGAGAGCAGATCATTGAGCTGGCGCATCAAGACCCCCGCTTCATGCAGGGCGTCGATACTATGGAGGAGATGCTTCAGCATTCCCCCATCATGCCAGAAGACATGGATGAAGCCATCCAACTGTTAGAGTTTGCCCTAAATAACCCTGACAAATACGAGGACATTCGAGCCGCAGCCATCAAGGATGGCTACGTCACCGAAGACCAGATCCCCGAACAGTTCGACCCTACTTTCTTGGTGTCGATCTTGGTGGCCCTGTACGGCCTTCAGGACCGCCTCAAGGAACGCGGGTATGCTCGTGGCGGTCTTGCCGTTGCTGGCCGTAGGCTGGCCGCGCAGGGCCGTGGCGGCGACAGTATGCTGGCGCACATCAACCCTCGCGAAGCCGAGATGCTTCAGCGCATGGGCGGCGCAGGAACGATCAACCCCAACACGGGCCTGCACGAATACAAGGGCGGCATCGGGAAGATCCTCGGGGCCGTGTTGCCAATCGCCCTCAGCGTATTCCTTCCCGGTGTCGGAACCGCGATTGGCGGCGCGATCAGCAGCGGTCTTGGCCTTGGTCTTGAGGCGGCAGGCATAAGCGCGCTCGGCGCGGGCGTGATTGGTGCGGGTGCTGGCGCTCTTAGTGGAGGTTTGAAAGGCGCTCTCATTGGCGGTCTGACTGGTGGTCTCACCAACTACGCTCTTGGCCCGGCAGGACTTGGCCTTACTGGCGAAGGCGGGAAACTTGGAGAGCTGTTTGGGTCGGGGACCGTCGATCCGAACGCCGCTGTTCCAGAAGTTCACACACCAGCCGCTGAGATGGCACCCTTCCCTGATTTCAAAGGCGGGATTGAGGGGCTGAGCCGCCCCACCGACCTCGGGGCCGGGGCACTTGCCCAGACCGCTGCAACGGCATCTGGGAGCCCGTCTGGCAGCGTCATCGACTCTTTGAAAAGTGCGTTCAAAGACAGCGGTATTGGAAGCATCGCCAAGTACGCACCGCTCGTCATGGCGGCAGGGTCTTTGCTGAGCGAGCCAGAACAGGTTCAGCAAGCTGTTGGACAGCTTTCGCCGTCCCAGCAAGAATATTTTAACCGGCCCGGCATCTCATGGGATTGGAACAAAATTCAGTCTGATGCTGATCGCAACCAGATGTCTCTGTCCGAATATTTGGCGGGGAACTGGAACAAGCTCACCGGAGGGCAGTTCAATCAGGCAACCGCCTCCGCAGACCAGACTGCGGATCAGAATACGGTTCAGGCTGCGCGTGGCGGGGCTCTGAACCAAATTTCTAATCTTGCCAAGGGCTCAGGCTCTGGTCGAGACGACACAATCAATGCTAGATTGTCTGACGGTGAGTATGTGATGGACGCTGAAACCGTTGCCCTTCTTGGCGATGGTTCTAACGACGAAGGCGCTCGTAGGTTGGATCATATGCGCAAGCAACTTCGCGCCCAGAAGGGCAAAGCTCTCGCCAAGGGCAAGTTCAGCCCGAACGCCAAATCACCTCTCGCCTATTTTAAGGGAGCCGTCTAATGGCCAGCTTGTTTCAGGGTTCGCCGCAGACGGCCACATCCTATTCCACATCCACCAGCGAAACGCCGAAGTGGATGCAGGACGCGATCTATAACCAGATCCAGTGGGCAACGAACGTCGCCAATACGCCCTATCAAGGGTACGATATGAAGTCCGTTGCTGACCTCACCCCTGAGCAGCAGCAGGCTTACAAGAATGTAGTCTCCAATCAGGGCGCATGGCAGGCGAACGCCGACGCAGCCAATAAAACGCTCATGGGCGCTACCACTGCCGGAACAAGCGGGGCGCTCAGTGCTGCTCAGAATCAGTACCTGAACCCCAACATGACGTTCCCCGGCGCAGGAGGCACAGGTCTTCCTCCGGGCGGTGGTGGAGAAGCATTCACTCCTCCCGGCTGGAGAGGGCAGGGCGTAAATCCTGACTACGGCACGACCTCGCCTTACACGGGCGGCATGGCCAACACCACTATGGCTGGCCCTCCCCCGGCCACCGGAGCTGATCTTGCTGGTCGCAATCTGTCTGAAGGCCAAAAATCTTGGGCTCAGGCCGGAAGCCTCAATATTCCCGGCGCTGCGCAGGGGGCGTTGACTACGGCGGCTCAGATGAACGGCGCTGCGGCTGCAAGCCCGTATATGCAAGACGCTGCCGGGTTTGCTAACAGCATCTCTGGCGCGTCTCAGCCCTATCTTCAGACCGCAGGCGCAACGGCGGCAAATATCACCAATGCTGCCTCTCCGTTCGTTGGCGGCGCAGCGCAATCTGCCACAAACATTGCTGGATCTGCCGCTCCATACCTTCAGGAAGCCGCTTCAAAGAGCGCCGCTGCGCAGGCTCAGCCCCTGCTCAGTCAAGCTGCCGAAATGAGCGCAATGGGGGCCGCTTCTCCAGCCCTTTCAGCATCGACTCAAACCGCGAACAACATCGCTGGATCTGCCCAGCCGCTCCTGAATCAGTCAGCCGGTGCTGCTGGCAACATTGTTAACGCCGGTCAGGCAGGGATCAATCAGTCCCTTCAGGCGGCGGGGGACATTGCTTCGTCTGCACAGCCCGCCCTCAGTCAGGCTACGCAGGCGGCTGGCAACGTGACGAATGCCGCCAACCCCTACCTTGAAGCAGCTTCAAAGTCGTCTGCGGCTGACGTTGGTCAGTATATGAGCCAGTATCAGCAGAACGCGATGGACACGCTTGCGAAGCAGGGCGCTCGCAATCTCAGCGAAAACCTTCTCCCGTCCGTCTCTGACGCCTTCATTCGCGCTGGCCAGTTTGGCGGCACTCGCATGGGCGAATTTGGTTCACGCGCCCTCCGTGATACTCAGGAAGCTGTTCTTGATAAACAGTCGCAAATGATCAACCAAGCCTATGGTCAGGCTTTGGGGGCTTCTGGGGCCGATCTTGCGCGGCAGGCATCCTTGGCCAGCACGGCGGGTCAGTTGACCGCCCAGCAGGCTCAGGCGCTCAACAACGCTGCTCAGACAAGCGGCCAGCTCACGGCGCAGCAAGCGCAGGCGCTGAACACCGCAGGAACGTCAGCAGCAGCCATCAACGCTCAGCAGGCGGGAGCCCTCAATCAGGCGGCTCAAACCACCGGACAACTCACCGCCCAGCAGGCGCAGGCTCAGAACGCTGCCGCTCAGACAGCCGGTCAGCTTACGTCTGCCGACCGCGCAGCTCTCTCCGACATCGCCAAGGCTCAGGGGCAGCTTACATCCGCCGATCAGGCTGTTCTGGCGAACGTAGGCCAGATCACCGGACAGTTGACGGGTCAGCAGGCTGGCGCTCTCAACCAGCTTGCTCAGACCACGGGAACCTTGGGGTCTCAGCAGGCATCTGCGCTGACAAATGTTGGTCAGGTTGGTGGCCAGCTTGCTGGGCAACAGGCCAACATTTACTCAACCCTTGGGCAGACGGCAGGCCAGCTCACGAATCAGGGGCAGCAAAACCTCACCAACATCGGTCAGGCGCAGGGCCAGCTTACAGCTCAGCAAATGCAGAACCTTTCGACGCTTGGGAATCAGCAAACTACTGCTGGTCAGGCCCAGCAACAGCTTGGTCTCACGGCGGCTCAGCAGGCTCAGGCGGCGCAGTCGGCGGATCTCACCCGCCAGATGCAGGCTGGCATGAATCTAAGCACGTTGGCTCAGCAGCAGGGAGCCATGAGGGCGTCTGATGTTGCTGCTCTTGAAGCTTCTGGTCAGGCCCAGCAAGTTCAACAACAGCGCATGCTTGATGCTGCTAAGGCGCAGGCAGATGCTGAGCAAATGTATCCGAAACAGCAGCTTGACTGGCTCAACACGCAAGTTCGCGGCATGGCCCCAATCACGCCGACAACGACGACGCAGCAAGGCACTACAACTGGCGCAACCTATAGTGCATCGCCACTCTCGCAACTTGCGAGCGGTGCTGCGTTGTATAAGGGTATTTCGAACCTTCAGTAAGGGGTAAGTGATGGGATACGAACTCAACCAGTTGATGAAGCAGTACGGCCTCACAACCCGCACCATGTCGCCTTATAGCGGGATTGCGGCTCCTACTACCTTGGCGGCTGACGCAACTGCTGAACAACGCAAGAAGTTCAACGATGACTCTGCGGCGTACCTTGCGCAGCGCGGGGCTTACGACCAATACAAAAACGAATATCAAAACCGCATCGCCAGTACGTCTCCCTATCAGAACTCTCCCTTGTTCAAGGGGCAGAAAAAAAATTGGGACACTAATCTGACGACGCCAACATATTCAACGCAAGATGTCCCATCCTACAGCGGGCAGAACACACCTACGCTCGCGGACGATTGGACCCAGTATGGAGATCCCAAGGACAGGGCTTGGCTGAACACTAAGACCCACAACCTTACCTATGGAGAGAGGCCATATACGAACAAGATGGTAAGTGGTGTCGAAGACATGCAGTTTGGGAACAAACTGCCAATTACAGATCCAAATTTCAAATACTCTGGAACTGTAGACAAAGTGGCCGACGCTGGCGGAACGACAACTGACACCACGAAAAAAGCTGACGGAACTGCTGCTGGACATTACGAAAACCAGATTACTGGCTACATGGACAGCAGTTCAACCGATGCTGATGGGAATGCCATTCAGGGCAATCCTATCTATGGACAGGTTTGGGTTCCCGGCCTAGCGCATGGCGGTCCCGTGCGTCATTTCTATGGTGGCGGGCAAAACAAAATCAACGGCGGTATTGAAGATCTGGTCGATAGATACGACCTTGCGAACCCCACTGAACTGCCTGTGACCTATGCTACGGCAGACACCGGAACCCGGAGCGATGCTACGGTTGATGCTCCGGTCGCGAGTACGCCGGTCCCGGCTGGAATGCTTCGCGGGATGCAGGAAAGCGCCGTTAGGGCTGGCGAGCCTCCCATGCAGCGCGGGCCTGTGCCGCCTGCTGAGCCTAATCCTGAGATGACGACGCCTGCGCCTACCGCAGCCCCCGCTGCGGCTCCGGCTGCTACAGGATCGCCCTCCTTGCAGACGCTGTATGAGAAGTACATTGCAAAGCAGCCAAAAAGCACCGAGATGACGGCGGCTGAGCAAAAGGTTGCGTCGAAGAACGACGCCCTGATTTCGCTGTTGAAGGAGCAGGCCAGCAAGACGGAGGAGAACGCTCCGTCCAAGGCTGAGATGTATTTCCGTCTTGCTGCGGCGCTTGCCAACCCCACAAAGTCTAGGGGCTTTGCCGGTGTCATGGAGAATGTAGGCGCGGCAGCGAAGGAACTGGCTGACTTCCAGAAGTCCACCACTGACGCGAAAAGGGCTGCGGCAGCGGCGAAACTTCAGTTGCTTCTCAAGACCGGCGAGATCGACGCTCAGCAGGCGAAGGATGAGCTTGCCAACCTCAAGGAAGGCGAGAAGGAGGGCCGCGCTCTCGCTCACACGTTCGCTCTGAAGGAGTTTGAGACAACATCAAAACTTGCTGAGCCGCAGACCGCTGATGAGAAGGATGCTATTGCTCTTGGCAAAAAGAAGGGTACGCCTGAATTTATGCAATTCATTCAGGACAGAGAGAACCGTAGAAGGGCAAAAGAAGACACAGAACTTAAAATCAAACAGGCTGCTGACAAGAGGGCTGCGGATCTTGCTAGACAGAAGGCAGAAGAGCTGACCCCGAAGCAGGCTGAATTGAGGGACAAGACAAAAGATCAGGTAACTGCTGCAACCCAAGCCATTCAGGATCTGAGAAGGGCTCTT